CCGGAAAACAAAAGCAATGGACGCACTTCACCCACACATCGAAAGGGTTGTCGGCCTTGAACGCCAGATGAACGAGATACATGAGCTGTGCCTGGCTCTTCGTCCATTGGATCGGTTGCTTGAACCTCGTTTCGTCAAAGATACCCTTGAACATGGAGAAGGTGGTTTCCGGAGCGATGTAGTCTTTTTTCACAAGGCTCGAATACATCTTCCGTTTCTCCTTATCTCCCTTAGTGGTGTAGAATACGCACTTGCTTGTATGTATCAATCGTTCATGTCCGGTCTCTTTTATGGTTGTACTTTCTTCTATATGGTTAAACTTGTTACATATCTCTTTTAATTTGACATCGTATTTGTCTATCCAGCCGACCCGCTTGATCCAACTGTACCCCGTGACAAAACTCGCCCGGTGAGGGATATTCCCATTGATACGGAAACAGGATTCTCCTTTTATCCACAAGTGCCGTTTGTTGAACCGGTGGAAAGCCGAGTGAATGAAGTAGGCCAGTTGCCGCTGCCCTTTGAGCCATTCCACAGGCCGGCTGAATCTTCCCGTATCGAAGATACCGTTAAACCTCTCCCAAGTCGTATCCGGCGCAATGTAACCGTACCGAACCAAAGCCCTGTACATATCCCTTTTGTCATCTTCGCTTTGCGGGGCATAAAAGGTTACAGCCTCGGTGCGTTCCGGTTCGAACGTGGAGAAATCCACTTCGGGGTAAAGCGCTTTGACGGCCTCGTAGTATTCCGTATGGCATTTCGGAGCACGGCAAGTCCCGATTCGAGAGCCGTGATCCCTTTTCCACAGTTTCTCGAAGTGCATGTAAGCACGAGGAAAACCGCAAATGGACGATACGGCAAAGGCAATGACTTTCAGTTGCAGAGCCTTTGTTCCGGGCACGGGTTGGTAGTGACAATCCAGTATCCCCGCATCGACGGCCCTTTGCAGTAAAGTAGCGACCTGCTCGTTGGCCAACGGTGCTGTCAAGTCCCTGTACGGCCCTCTCTCGTCGATGCTCTGTTTGTCACAGAGCGACAGTAAAGCCCGCATGTGTTTCACATAGTTATCGAGTGCCCAGACGAACGGCTCTTCAATTTCCTGCCTGTGCTCCCGCACATACGCCTCCAGCAAGTCGGTAAACCCGATATTGGTAATTTGGCGGGCCAAAATAGGAGAAGGGTTCTGTTTCATATACAGGCCGATTTCCCGTGCCCATTCGTCGATATGCAACAGGTCGGGCGAGAGCGTTTCAATTTCCACCTCGCCATCTAAATCCAACCGGTATTTCCATTCTCCGATGATGCGGGTAATTTTGGCTATTTTGATAGCTATTTCCTGTCTTGTCATAAGTCGGTTTCTATGATTTATTCGATATTCGGAATCAGAGACACCGCGTTCTGCTTGTTCTTATCCAATACCTTGGCATATATCTGCGTCGTTGCCAGTTCTTTGTGGCCAAGCAGTTTCGATACGGTGTAGATGTCCGCACCCAAGTCCAGCATCAGGACGGCAAAGGTATGACGTCCGCAGTGAAAGGTCAGGTTCTTCTTCATTCCCGCTGCCAGACACCAACGCTGCAATTCGAGAGAAGTCCACGAATTGTACGTAAATCCCACAAATATTAAATCATCGGGGTCGCCTCTCTCTCCGAGATATTTCTCTGCCTGCGGAGTAATGTCGAGATATTCCTGTCCGCCGGTTTTCTTCTGCTTGAACACGATCCGCGTGTACTCACCGAACTTCTGTATTTCGCCCCACGTGAGTTTCTGTATGTCGCTTTTGCGAAGCCCGGTAAGGCATGAGAAGAGGAATGCGCGTTTCAGCATAGGATAACGGCAAGGAGTAGCGGCCAACAGCCTGACTTCCTCCAGTGTCAGATAATCCCGTTTCACCTCTTCGGCCTTGAAACCCTCTATGCCACGGAGCGGATTGATGGGAATGATCCGTTCATCGTATGCCTGATTGATACAAGCCCGCAGTTTGTTGAAGTAGGACACTTTGGAGTTTTGCGACAGCCTCTGGAACGTGTCTCTCTCCCTGCGTGGCCCGACACGTTTGTGCGTATCCTTTTCCACATTCTCCAAAAACTCCTTGAATCCCAAGACAAACTCCGGCGTAACGTCACGGAATGTAGTCTTATCATCGCAGTAGATTTCGAGATAACGGAGACAGCTTCTCCAGTTGCCCCAGTTCCCTTTTGATTCCGGATTCTTTCGACGCTCTTCCACCA